CCTCCTTGGCGAGTTCGCTCATGGCCAGGCAAAGCTGGATGTAAGCCTTCATCTCGCCCGCGTGGATGCCGTTCTGCCTGCCGTTGGCCGGGTCGCTGAACTGGAAGAGACGGAACTCAACCGTCCCCTTGGTGAAAGCCGCATGGAGGTTGCACATGTGGTAGCGGCTTTCGTTGTAGTGGGCGCTGCGTCCGTAGGTCGCGCTGTTGCCTTCGTACCAGCAGTCCGCCAGCCTCTGCATCGTCCGGGGCTTCTGCCTGTTGACCCGCTCAAGGAAGTCTGGGTTGACTACCTTGCAGTAATGGCCGGTGCGGCCTTCGTCAATCTTGATGGCCCTGCCGATCTGCTCTTCGTGGGCCGCCATGATGTTGACCAGGTTCCGCAGGGTCTTCGCGTTGTGGTTCCTTCCGTCGAGGCCTTTGAGCCCAACGTGAATGTGCACCCCGCATCCGCGGGAGGGGCTGCTCTTCATCCCCGCGTGGCGGAGGGTCCGGAGGAGGCCCTGGAAGGTTTCCATGTCGCTGTAGGTCAGGATCGGGGTGACCAGTTCACACTTCTCGTCGTCCGGACCCTTGATACTCACGTCCCTCTGGAATTTCCATTCGCGGTTCTCGGAATCCCAGGCGCTCCAGGTCATGTAGCCGTTCCGCGCGGCGGTGTATTCGTAGCGGCCTGTGCCGAAGAACTCCGCGGCGGTCATCGCGGCCTTCTGACGGGTGATGTTGTTGCCCTCGACTTCGACCCCGAAGGTCTGCTGCTTGAGGTTGGCGATCTGCCTTTCGGTCTTTTCGTTCATGGTAGGCTCTCCTTTCGGCTGTTGGGGTGTTCCCCTTGCTTTGTTGGTGTGATCATGCCATAAAACACAGCCTGACAGGAGAAAAACAGACATACTTACAGGGTCGTGGACGATAACTATCACTGTGGATTGAGCACAATAAACGGGGTAAATATCAGGCCATAACCACTTGATCTGCCGGAAAATAGGGAGATGATGAACAAGGAAAACGGGCAACGAAACACAGTCAATCTGCCATGTCGCTTCCACATCCATACTTCTTCTTGCATCTCTGGTTGTACCGGATCACTTCTTCGATCAGCGGCGCATCAGCGATGCTGATCAAGGCGACCAGATCCTTATCAAAGCAGTGGCTCTGCCAATAGGGATACTCATCATAGACAAAGGTATGGGCGCGGCTGAACCTCTTGTCTTCCAGCAGCAACTCGCGCATCTCCGGATAGCTGACACCGTATTCCCTGGCAATCTCCCAGAACTGGACGCAGAGGGAAACCTTCGCCGCCAGCATGGTATTTTCCATGTACTTGGTCAGCTCGGCTGTCGTGCTGTCGGTGATTCTGAACCGATGCCTGCCATCATAGACCTCCTGGAGCAATTGAATCACGGCATTGCAGTCATCTTTGATTCCGCCCAGAATGGTGAAGCTGAAACCGAAGGCGCGCTCGTCGCTATGCTGGGTTGTGCCATAAAACTCCGGAGAGAAGACGATCCTCTTTCTGGTTTCAGATCGGAGAGTCTCGGTTGTAGTGGGTGGAACAGTGGAGCGAATCACGTAAACCTCCGCATCGGTATCATCCAGCGCTGCCCTGACCTGGGAGAGATCGCAGGAGCCGTCCGCGTTCATAGGTGTGTCCACAGCGATGAACGCGAAGTCATAACGGATGGGCCGTTTCTCGTCGTAGCCCTTGATGGGATCATAACGGTCTGGGAAAAGCCGCTTGTATTCCTCATACAGGCGGCTTCCGACGTTTCCCACACCGACGATTAAGACGCTCTTCACTCTTCGTTCCTCCTCGATGACATCGGACGGGATGTTGCCGTCTGACCAGAGCGGTTCATTCCAGTCCCTCGATATGCCTGATCCACTCGTCAAAGGTGAACTGTTCCAGAAGGACGCCCTCTCCCAGGACGCGGCGCTTCGTGCACGCGATGACGCGGTTGCGCACCTTCGGGTCAACCGACAGGAACAAGATCTTATGCTTCCGATAATAATCCTGGAAGCATTTCTCCGTCTCGTAGCGGTATTTGGCGTTCATCGGGTCAAGCCAGATGCGCTTGTTGAGCATATAGTAGGTGCCGTAGACGAGCACCGCCACATAAAACTTTGCTTCCTCTACCATGCCCCGGTCCATGAAATCCTTCACCAGCCAGCCGTTGGAGTAGATCATGCGCGTATATGTCTTGGGGACATACAGCGGATCCTTCCGGCAGATGGACCCCTCGCGCCACTTCCACAGGTACAGCGGAATCTGGCAGTGCTTCACATCCTTCGCCACTTTCAGCGCAAGGGAATTGTACCCGCTGTCCTCGTGACACTTCACATCGGGATGCCACACGATGTTATTGTCGATCAGAAACTGCCTGCGATACACCTTTCCGTGGACGAAGGTACTGTCCTTTTTGTGCGGGAAGAAGATGGAACAGCCGGTCTTCCTGTCGATGACCTCCTCCATGAAGTCGACCACCAGCGCATCAAAGCCTTTGTCGATATAGGCGAAGATCGTATACAGGGCAAGGTTCGTCAGGAACATATCGTCCGCGTCGCAGAACATGACATAGTCCGCAGTTGCCAGGTCGAACAGGCGTCCACGGGTCCCCGGCAGGCCGGAATGTTCGAACTGAACATACCGGATTGAAAAAGGAAAGCTGCCGAGGAGCTCCTCCGACAGCTTTGTATCCGACCCATCATTACCTATCAGGATTTCCATATCCCGTTTCAGATCCACGCCTTGTTGTGTGCGGATGCTGTCCAGCATTGGGCGCATGACGTCATCCGTTTCATTGAACTGGGGAATGAGAAGCTGTAATTTCATAGATGCCTCCACAGAGTGTATTTCAGCCGTCTTGGTTGGTTATTCCGCTTCCGGGTTGATATACTGCGAGATGGCGTTGTAGATCGTCTCTCCGCCGTAATCGGAGAGGTAAGCCGCCAATGCCGCCGCGAAGCTGGAGCTGGACACATAGCCTCCTTCGGAGAGATCATCCTCCGTCATGAAGCTGGACAGCCCCGCAAGGCCCTCGCTCAGGTATGCTGTGACGTCCGATTCGGAGAGATACGGTCCCAGCGTCTCGCTCAGGTACGAGGACGACACATAGCCGTTATTGTCCAGGAAGTCAGAGGTCACATAACCCGCGTCGTTCATCTCGGAGGACGTCAGATATCCCGCGTTGGAAAGCCAGTAGCTGAGACCGTTTTCTGTCATATAGCCTTCGCTGGCCAGATAGTCGCTTAGATACTGATACGTGACGTAATCGCTCAATGCGTCACTGAGCTGTGAATCCGTCAGATACTCGCTGAGGTAGTCGCCGATGGACTCTCCCGTGATGAAGCCGAACTGTTCCAACTCGGAAGATGTCACATAATCGTCGAGTCGGCTATCAAGGTCAGAGGTGGTCAGATATTCACTCAGGTAGCTGGTGATTTCTGCTGTCGCAACATAATCTGCCAGTCTGCTTTCGAGATCAGAGTCTGTCACATAACCGGCAAGGTCGGAAGCCGTTACATACTCGCTGAGATAGGATTCGGTGACATACCCCGCCTGGCTCAGGTCATCTTCCGTCACATACCCTGCTCCGCTCAGATAGCTTTCCATCAGGGCTTCAACGGTGATCCGGCTGGTCTCGCTTCCATGATTCAGCACAAGGCTGTCGCTGTTGCCCGCAGACGACGCGACGGGCAGTTCGCTGATTTTCACACCCATAGTCAAGTCCTCCTGCTACTGGTCGATTGTGATTAGGTCGTTACTCTCCGTGAGCAGCCGCTCCCCGGATTCTGTTGTGACAGCACCCGCCTCTTCATTCCCGGCGTCAAGCAGAATCTCTTCACCGTCCTCGGTCAGAAGCGCATCGCCGCCTTCGGTTTCGATTCCATCGCCCCCGGACGGGATAATCACTGCTGAAGCGCGGATCTTGTAAATCGTCCCGTTGCGTTCAATGAACAGGTAATCCGTCTCATGAATCGTGGAAACGGTCGGCACCTGCGTCAGGTCATCCTGCTTCCCGGCAAGTGCCGTGCTGATACCTCCACTGGTGACCGGATTTGAGCTGCCGGCTCTCGGTGCGGCATCAAAGCTCAGCGTAGCCTGTTTTCCCTGGAGCGCGGCGTATATACCGTTGCTTGTAACGGGTTTCGTGCTGTTCCGGGTCGGAGTGGTATCGAAGGTCAGAGTATTCTGCTTCTCCTGTAGCGCGGCATACACACCACCGGAAGCGACCGCGTGACCGCTATTCTCAGATGGCTGCGGATCAATGACTATCTGACCGCCGCCCCCGTTTTCCAGCGCCGCATACACGCCACCGGAGGTGACGGGATTCATGCTGTTCTCCATGGGCATGGAGTCGAAAGACAGCCTGTCCTGCTTCCCATCAAGCGCAGCCTGTATACCGCTGCTGGTGACCGGCCTCGTGCTGCCTGCGGTTGGTGTAGCATCAAAGGTCAGCGTATCCTGCTTCCCATCGAGCGCAGCCTTTATGCCACCACTGGTCACGGGTCTCGTGCTGCCCTGAGTTGGCGTAGTATCAAAGGTCAGTTTGTCCTGCTTCCCGTTGAACGCAGCCTTTATACCGCCGCTGGTCACTGGCCTTGTACTGCCTGCCGTCGGTGTCGTATCAAAGGTCAGCGTGTCCTGCTTCTCGTTGAGCGCAGCCTTTATGCCACCACTGGTGACCGGCCTCGTGCTGCCCTGAGTTGGTGTAGTATCAAAGGTCAGCGTGTCCTGCTTTCCGTTAAGCGCAGCCTTTATACCGCTACTGGTGACCGGCTTCATGCTGCCAGCGGTTGGCGTGGTATCGAAAGTGAGCTTGTCCTGTTTCTCGTTAAGCGCTGTCTTCACACCACCACTGGTGACAGGTCTCGTGCTTCCCGCGATTGGTGTGGTATCAAAAGTCAGCGTGTCCTGCTTCCCGTTGAGGGCCGTCTTCACGCCACCGCTGGTGATGGGTCTCGTGCTACCCTGAGTTGGTATGGTATCGAAGGTGAGCTTGTCCTGCTTCCCGGCCACAGCATCTTCGTTTTCCTTCAGATGCAGATCGATCACATCGAAATTGTCGTTCAATTCCTCGATATTGACCAGATCGGTACCCTCTGGTTTTGTCAGATTGAAATACCGCGTCCTCGTTGCCAGACCAACCACCTCCCTTCATTAAGTTCCTGGGTCTTACAGCTCCCCCTGGTCGGCCGACTGTACCAGTTGATGCACGGATTACTCCGCTCCGACATGAGCATATACGGTTCCGCCATAGTCAACATTGCTGGTAAACAGTTCCGGGAACTGCTCCTTAACTTCTTCGTAGACAGACCCTTTCGAATAGGTCAGGTATGGAACCTTCCCCACGTGCCGGACGCCCAGACAGCCGTCATGCTGCTCACCGCTTTGCACCATCGCTTTGAGTGTGTTCAGATCGTGGGGAATCTCATCATACCAGCACCAGGGCAGAGCCAGAATGCCGGGAATGTTCACGATGCTGTCGCTTTCAAACGTCGCATAGTTCGTGTACATCGAATCGTCGGAAACATCGTAAAGCCCAAGTCCGGCCATCTTTCGGCAGATGCCGCTTGTCCCGGAGTTATAGCCGCCTTTGAGACCCGGCGCGCATCGAATATAGTCCGAGGCATTGAGCGTGAAGGTCAGCACCTGGATCTGGTTGTAGGCGTACAGGTTCGTGTACGGATAATCGACACAGCTCGGATTGGGCAGCTTTTCCGGTCTGCCGTTTTTCTTCTCCATCGCCGCGATGATGTAGATATCCGCAGTGGCCTCTATGGCGTATTTCCCATCCGCTGAGGCGTATCTGCCCGCCGGCAGAATCATATAGGGCAGATCGCCATATCGCTGACACTTGGCAAACGCGCCTTTCTGCGCCAAATAGTCCACAATACTGCCGTAGACGTCCTCCGTCACATAGTAGTCTCCATCCGCAGGAATATACGGGACATCCTGCTGGTAGTAATCATCCCAGAAGTCTTCGGGGAGTTCATCGGGGATGAATTCCAATCCCAGATCCTCGCCAATGAGCTGGCCGATCACAGCGATCGGAACGGTCATGACCTGAACGTTCAGGAGGGTTTCGCAGGTATACTGATTTCCACCGACCGCTTCATAGGTGGCTTGAAGTGTCGTCCCGTAAGTGGTCATAATCTCGCCTGTCTCGGGATAGAAGGTACAGTTGGCTGTGACATCCACAATGTCACCGGAGGTCTTGTACTTCAGTCCCACTGTCGCGCCCGTAAGATCCAGAGGCTCGCCGTCCACGTATCGGGCTTTATTCGGCGCATGGGTAAAATGGATGCCCTCGATCTGGTCTATGGTCAGCTCAAACTCTGCGGAATAGTCCGATCCGGTCGCGGAGTTCGTCCAGGAGGCCTGGATGGAGAGGGACTCCATATGGCCGAGTAGCGTACCGAAAGTGGGTTCAAAGGTCACAGTGGCAGGATCCACCGGCCGGGTTGTTCCATCCGTATACCGCACAGAAAGGATCGCTCCGCTGAGATCCAGCAGCGTTCCTTCCTTCTGCGTGGAATGCGCTAACCCTGTAAACAAAAATGCCTGGACATCGGCCACATCGATCTGGGTATCCGCGGTGAACTCGTTCCCCGCATGATCCGTATAGTTGGCGTTAATGGTCAGCTCACCGCCGTATTCCAAGATGGACCCAGCCTCAGGATCATAGAGACAGGCATCTGTAATATCCGAAGCCGTCCCGTCCTTGTAATAGGCCATGACCACGCTGCCCTCCAGACTCAGGGGTGTTCCCGCATACTGCTGGACGCTGGGGTTTTGCAGCCATTCAATTCTGCTGGTAACAGCGTTGTAGCCAAATACAACAAGGCGACCCTGACGCGAAGCCAGTCGTAATGCCATTATATCTCCTCCCCATCAGCTCCTCCTCCCTTCCAAAGAAGGGACTGAGCCTATCCATCCGTAATCGAATACGTGATCTTCAGCGACTGTGAATCCGTCTTCGTAATCGGCTCCTCCAGGTTGCAGATGGTGCCCATGTAGTTCTGACAGGCGTCAAAGTAAACGTAGTAGGACGAGAACATCCGCAGGTCGTCGGTCACAAAGCCGCAGAAGTTACTCATATACCAGGAGCCTGTCGAGTAAGAAGCAACGTCGCAGCAGGATTCTCCGTCCTCATAGATAATCGCCCTGGTACGTCTGCTCTCGATTGTTCCGCTGGTGGTCACCGCGTTGAACAGGAACTCCGTCCAGAGACCGCCGCCGCGATGCGGATAGATCCCGCAGTCCATGGACTGGAAGCCGGTTATGGCAGGCGTGATCTGGCGGATCTGGGAGGTGTCGGCAAGCGAGACACGATAGACGGATTTCCGGTCGTAGCTCAGGGCGTAGAGATAGCCGTTGACCACGCATAGCGCCAGGGTGTGGTAGTTCTTACTGCCGTTGGACGGATACAGGAAGACCTCCGGCAGCGTCAGTTTCTGCTGAAAATCCATGTCCTCTACCAGGGAGAAGTTGCCAGCGGAAGCTTTCAGCCTGCGCAGATAAACCGTCGCGCTGCCGGTCTGGTTGCCCTGCGTGGCACACAGGTAGATGTATCCGTCGTAATCCGGCGTCACATCCCAGTAGCTGCGGTCCGTGATGACCTCCGAGGAGAGGTCATAGTTCAGCGCCGTCTCCTCCGCTCCCATGTAGGGCGAATTCACACGGAGCAGGTGACGAGAAAGCTTCCTTTTATAAAAAGTGACCTTGCTCGTCGCAACGTAGTTGTTGGTGAAATAGGCCGTGTCCGTAGCCGGATCCATCGCTACGAAATGCCGGTACGAAGTGGATATCCTGTTCCAGGCGTTGGCTCTGAACATGTTGAAGGGCTGGTCGCCGGCCTTGGAATGGGTGAGCGCCAGCGAAGCGATGACTCCGTTGGCCTGGTTGGGCAGGAAGTTCCAGACTGTCGTGAACGTGCCGTTCGCGTAACCGGAGGTCGTGTTATCTATGGTTCCCATCATGCTGCTGGCCGAGTTCCCGGCGCCCCTGCCAGCATAGCCGGTCATGTGCACACTCATGGGAAAATGGATGTTCCCGGCGTCTTCAGCCAGTGGACCGTCAAAGAGGAACAGTCCGCCCAGGCCTTTCGTGCCGAGCGGGAGCAGGCTGTATTCGCTCGAATACAGCGTAAGCACGTCATTTGAGTCAATTCCCGCCCGGTATGCCAGAGCATTGGTGAGCATATTGTCGCGCTCGGTTCTTTTGAGCTGGCCGGTATTATGGTCGTACAGCTCGATCTTCACATGGCCTTTCATTCGCTTTCGCCTCCAGCTTCTTCCGTCAATGGGCTGATCATCGCCATCAGTTCCAGATGGATGGTCTCCGTAATGGACTCTTCTTCCTGCGTGCCATAGACGTGGGTCACACGCTCGCTCACTCCGCCGATTGCCGCGGCCATATCCGCGTGGATCACATCATCCACGGCAATCTCGTTGTTGAAGCCCGTCTCGATCTGCCGCACACGGTTTTCCAGGGACGCAAGATGGCGTTCTATAAGGGAAAGCTCCGTCTCCTCAGCAGGCTGGCAGATGAGCGCGATTCTAACCTCATGGACGCCCTCGTCGCCACGCAGGATTTCAAAAGGTGTGGAGACGGTGAGCACCGCGTTCCCGGTCATGCGGAAATCCTTGCAGCTGTATATCAGCTTGTCGTCAAGGTACACGTTTGCCGTGATGACGCTCGACTGATCCAGCGTATATGTCCCCGTCCAGATAATTTCGCCGCGGGACTTGTCCGTCTGGATTTCAAACTGCGTGGAAGTAACTACGGTTTCCGTCTCTGTCACGGCCAGATCCGATGGGCTGTAGGCATCCGACATCCAGAAAGTGGATGTGCCGTCCATGCCCTCGCTCTGCGCCAGCAGGCCTTCGATGTCCTTGGTGTAGCGGCTCTTTGCCTGGTTGAGGCGGGGATTCTCTCCCACGCACTTGATTGTGCTCTTTCCATTGACGCGGATGACGATCTCCGTGATGCAGGCAATCTCGCCCAGGGCCTGGCCACCGGACAGACTGAGGACGTCCATGGGGTCAAGAGAAGGATCCCCCGGTATTTCCGCCTCGAATGGGGTGTAGGTGGTTGACGACAGATGATTGATAATCCGCTGAAGGGCCTGGGCGCGCTCGGCGGTTGACGCGATCTGCAAGAAGGGGTTTGTCCCGATGTTGTAGATCAGGCCGTCGTCGGGCTCCACCTTGTAATACTCCGTCAGTCCGCCTGCCCGGTAGGTCGCGTACAGGCCGGAATACCGGGTAATGTAGTCGGCAATCTTGGAGGAATAGCGCCAGGATGCGGGAATATCCATGACCGGGGTGTTTGAGAATGGAATCACCGTAAGCCTGCCCATGCGGTCAATCTGGCAAACACCGCAGAGTACGGTCGCCACATGGGAAATAAGGTCACGATAGGTCTTTACATCGTCCGTCGCAACATAGGAGAGCATCTGATCTCCATTGGGCATGGCCGCGACAGCTTCACGGCTGAGACCCAGCTCTACCTTGCAAGCCTTGCAGGCGTATAGGAGCCAGTCATAGGGAGACTTTACTGAGCCGCTGTTCCTCAGATTCTTTTCAAATCGCAGCATGTAGTCATAGGCCTTGATCTGAAGAACGGTGAGTGTTCGCGTGGCTTCCGCGATGACGAACTTGCCCATGGGGATCGCTTCCGGATTGTAGCCGCCGTTCCAGGGGAGAGAACTCAAGGAACCCCATGTTCTCTCCCGCAGATCGTTCCACACCCGCATGACCCTGTGCTGATACGCGAAGTAAAGGTCGATCTCCGCGTCATAGAGGCTGTAGCGGTCCGCGTCGAGGAACAGCGAAATATCCAGCTCCGCGGCATAGACTGAGCCAAGTTCAAGAGACGTGGAGCCCGAGCAGGATCGGGTAATCGAGCCGCTGCCCTTTACGATGTCCCTGGTCGTGAAATGATAGACCTTCCCTGTCTTGGTGGTGATGGTTCCGTACCAGTCAAACTTTCGGCTGTGGCCGCGTATGGCCGTTCTGTATTGCTCTGATACGTTGTACATCGTTTAGGGCCTTCTTTCACGGGTTGATTGCCTATACATCGTTCAAGTCCTCAAGGCTGAATGAAACCGTCCACAGTCCACCGGCACTGGTATCGTGTTCAAGGGATACCTTGAATCCGTCCATGTACATGACGCCCATGGTCAGTTCCCCGGTTTCCGGATCGAGCCACTCCACGTCCAAGTATGGCTCCTTTTTGAATCGCCGCAGCCTTTTGAGCCAGGTGAGGGACACGGGCAAACTGACAGAGATGGAAGGGACACCCTCGCGGATCACGTCCCGGATGGTCGTCCCCGCCTCTGTCACGCCGCCGCTGTCCGCAACGACGTCGTTATACTCCACAGAGTAATCGTCCTTTTGCACCGGCAAGGCCGTACCGTTGATCCTGATATAGGTCTGAAGCGTCATACCCTGCCTCCTGACCGCAGCGCCCTTCGCTGCTCTGCTGATACGATCAGTTCATCAATCAAGTTGCCGCCGATATACACGGGAATGGTGATGTTTCCGGTATCAGTCGCAAGCTGGGAGCCGCCGACTGCGTTCTGAATCATGTCCATCAGCGACTGCACGCCAACAACCGCTTCCGGCCCGGCATCCCCGCCGCCCAACAGCTTGTTCCCGGACATTCCGAAGATCGTCGGGCTGTTCAGGATCATGCCGTTGTTCATGGCCTTCTTGTACCACTGCACAGAGAAGTGCGGGATGGAAGGCGGGTTCAGGCTGAAAGAACCCGAAATGGAGAAGTGGGGCAGTTTGATCTGCGGCAGGCTCCAGCTGAAATTGAAGACGCTCTTCAGCTTGCTTACAATGCCCTGTACAAACGACCAGACATTATTGAAGGCGTTGGTGAACGTGTTCTTGATGCCATTCAAAATACTGGAGACAGTCGACTGCACCGCGTTCAGCCCGGAAGAAATCCCGGACTTGATGGAATTGATCACCGTTGTGATCGTCGTCTTTATGGCGTTCCAGGCGGTAGAGGCAGCCGTTTTCACGGAATTAAAGACCGTCGTGGTCGTGCTCTGCACAACGTTCCAGGCGGTGGTTACAGCGCTTTTTACGCCATTGAGCACCGTATCCACGGCAGTTTTAATCCCGTTCCATACGGTAGTGGCGGTGGTCTTAACAGCATTGAATGCGGTTGTGGTGGCGCTCTTGATTGCTTCCCAGGCGGTGCTGATTGCCGTCTGGATGGCCGTGAGGACCGTTGTGAAAGCAGTCTGAATGGCCGTCCATACCGTCGTTAGAACGGTTTTCACCGCTTCAAAGGCAGTGGATGTCGCTGTCTTTACTGCTTCCCAGGCGGTGCTGATTGCCGTACCGATAGCAGTCAGTGCCGTGGAGATCGCAAGCTTTATGGCCTCCCAGGCCGCCGTAATTATCTCCTTGCAGTTCTCCCAGATTAACTGGAACGGGAGGGTGATAATGGTGAGCGCTGTAGAGAAAAACTCCCCAATGGCCATGACGGCCACCTGGACGACATTTTTGATGGTCTCCCACGCCATGGAGACCACTTCCTTCATTCCTTCCCAGATTCCGGAAAAGAAAGCCGTCACGCTCTCCCATAGGCCCTGGAAGAAAGCCACAAAAGCGTTGAATGCCTCCGGCAGTGTGACCGTGAAGAAATTCACAATGGCTTCAATAATCGTCTGTGCCGCTGTTTTAATAGCTTCCCACAGTCCAATCCAAAAAGCTCTGAATTCCTCAGACGTGTTCCAGAAATGGATGAACGCCGCGACGGCGGCTGCGATCGCAGCGACAATGAGGATGATGGGATTCGCCATGATCACGCCCCATAGGGACTGTAGTCCGCCCATCAGCTTTGAGCCGATGCCCATCAGGTTTTGTACGCCGGAGACGATCCTCGGAGCAAGTGTCATGATCGAGCCCACAGAGGAGATGACCTTGCCGACAATCACCAGCAGCGGGCCGATAGCGGCAACCACAAGGCCGATCTGCACGATGGTCTGCTGCTGCGCAGGGGTCAGAGCGTTGAACTTGTCCACCAGCCCCTGGATGAATTCCGTGACTTTTTGGATCGTCGGAGCAAGAGCCTCGCCGATGGATGTCACCAGCACGTCTATGGAGCTCTTCAACTTCTCCAGGGAACCGCCTAAGCCACTCATCATGGCCTCGGCCATCTCATCTGTCGTACCGGCGCAGTTGCGCAGAGACTCATCCAGCGCGCCCACGTCCTCCGGCGCTGTGTTGATCAGCGCCAGCCACGGGGCCATCTGGTTCTTGCCGAAGATAGCGGACGCAGCGGCGATCTGCTCGGACTCGGACAGCTTGCCGAAGGCGTCATGCAGTTCCTTCTGGATCTGGATGGAGCTTTTCATCGTGCCGTCCGCGTTGGTGACGGAGATGCCCAGCTCGGCCATCTTCTCCGCGCCTTCCTTGGCGGGAGAGATCAGGCGGGCGAGGCCGGTTTTCAGGGAGTTGGCCGCCTTATCCGCGTCGATACCGTTGTTCGCCATCACGCCCATGTACAGGGCGGCGTCGTTCACTGTATATCCGGCGGCGGAAAAGATCGGAGCCGCGACGGACATGGCGTGCGAAAGGCTGTCCACGTCCAGGGCGGAGTTATTGCAGGCAGCCGCGAATACATCGGCGTAATGCCCGGCATCCTCGAAACTGCCGTGAAAGCCATTGATCGTCGCCACCAGTCCGCCGGATACAGTATCCAGGTTGCCGCCTTCACCGGCCGCCAGGTTCATGGCGGGCGCCAGGGCAGCGGCAGCCTGTTCAGCGTCAAGGCCAGCACGGGCGAAGTTCAGCGTAGCTGTCGCGGCATCCTTCATACCGAAGGTGGAATTGGCCGCCGCGTCCTTCATGGCCTTGTTCAGCAGCTCGGCTTCCTCGGCGGTATTGTTCATCGTCTTGTTGGTGAGCAACATCGTCTTATCGACTTCCGCAAAGCTCGCCGCACCTGCCGTGCCCAGGGCGACCAGGGGCAGGGTGACATGGGTTGTGAGCGTCTTGCCCGCATCCTGCATCTTGTCGCCGAATTCCTTCATCTTCTCGCCGGCGGCGGCAATCTGCTGTGCCTGGACGGAACCGAAGTTCTTGTACTCCTGCTCCAGGTTTTTCAGGCTCTGCTCCGTCTCGGCGATTTCCCGCTGCAGGGCGTCGTACTGATCCTGTGAGATCGTGCCGTCCTTTAAAGCCTGTTCTGCCTGCTTGGCGGCTTCCTTCAGTGTGGTCAGCTTTTCCTTGGTCGCGCCGATCTCCTGCTGGAGCGTCTTATACTTCTGGGAAAGAAGCTGGGTATTGCCGGGATCCATCTTCAGGAGCTTATTGACATCCTTCAGTTTGGACTCGGTGTTCTTGATCTCGGTATTGACGCTTCGGAGGGAGGTTTCCAGCTTTGTGGTATCGCCGCCGATTTCAACTGTGATTCCTTTGATTCGTCCCGCTGCCAAAGCTGTCACCTTCCCTCAGAGTTGTGATTAGAATGCGTCCATCTGCGCCTGCGTACCAATCTGAGCGTACTCATGATCGTCATTGTCGCTCTCGATATACATATCGTTGACCAGGCCGACCGTGAGCAGATCCAGATCCCGGATGGAAATGCCCAGCTGTACGCATCGCAACAGGAACAGCGGGGTTGTCATTGGTCGGTCGATGGCACTTCGTTTTTTTTAGCGTTGGACTGGGTCTGGACGTTCAAGCCCCAAAGAGAAATGATCTCCGGGAGCACCTGGTAGATGGAAAAGACGCTGAATTCATCCAGCCACTCCTCTGCCGTATCCGGAAGGGACGGATCCGCATGCTTTGCCATGAGATAGGCGATGTTCTCGAAGGTTTCCAGGGAAAACAGGTCAAGGGCGCTGTCCTCGGCACTGTTTTCGTTCAGTGCTTTCTCCAGCTTCATCAGATCCTTGAAGATGTCGCGCCCGTACTTCACCCGGTAGATTCTGGGAATGGCGGCAGATGCCTTAAAGGGCACCTGCTTGCCATCGATATCAATCGTCTTGATCATGCTCATACCGGCTCATCCTCCTACTTCGATGCGCTTCTGTTGGACTGCACAGTCGCAGCCGGGGTCTCCACGGGCAGATACACGGACTGATACCAGTTCTGATATACCGAATCCGTCGTGTCATCGCCGGTCTTCGCCTTCACGATGCCGCTTGCCATGGGCGTAGCCTTGATGGAGAGGGTCTCGGTCTGTACCTCGACCTCTTCCTCATTGGTCTTGGATTCCACGCTCGGACGGCTTGCCGCGCACTTGTAGAGGACGTGACGAATCTTGCGGATGTCGCCGTCGAACTCAAACAGCAGGGCAAAGTTAACCGCCTCGGTGTTCGCGTTCTCAATGAGTACGTTGTTGGCGTCCAACGCCTCGCCGAGTACATTCGTCCGGAAGGACTCCGGCACCATGGCCAGTTCCAGATCGCCCTCATACCCCATGTTGTTGCCTATGGTGTAGTAGGCGTATCCGTCCGCGTAGAAATTGCTGGGCTCGCCGTTGGCATCCAGCGCCAGGGAAACCGCGCCGGGCATCGGCACAGGCGTCCCGAAGGAAAACGTCCCGTCGTCCGCGATGGTCAAAATCGCGTAGTGGACGTTGCAAATATTGAATTTGACCTTGTTTTTCTTCTTTGCCATTGTCAGCACGCTCCCGTTTCGAATTGATAGAGGACTTCATAGAGCCCCTCGCTGTCTATCCAGGTCTCGGTCTTTCCATAGAAAATGCCATGCCCCTCAAGCACGGCTTCTACCCTGGTTTCCAGGTCCGGATCCTTCAAATCGGTATACAGCTCTACATTCACCTGGTTTATCTTGAAATAAGCCACACCATCCGCCGAGAAATTATTCGCCCCAGGATAGAGAAAACAGAGGAAGGGCGGATCCGGAGATTCTCCCTCGGCAAAATGATCATAGGCGAAGGGAAGCCCCGTTTCCTCCATCATCGCAATGATCTCACTGTGCGTCATTTTAGCGCCTCCTCGATGTCCCTCTCCAGCTGCTCGATCCCATGCTGCTCTGCTGGGTAGATGTGGGCTCGACCCGAGACCCGACCGCCGCCGCGCTTGGCATGGCCGTTCTCCAGAAGATGCGCCAGCATATAGCGTTTGGGCGAATACACGGTGACCTCCAGTTCAGTGCTGGATTCCTTCGTCGTCTTGGTGCGCCAGCTCCCGGCATATCGGCCTGTTCGTCTCGGTGCGCCGGCGGAGATTTCCTTCTGGACGGCGGTGGCGGCCTTCTTTACAGCGCTTTTCATCTCATCTGCGGCAAGCTCCGCATATTCCTCAAGGCCTTCCATGACAGCCTGGGCAAGGCCGTCCACACTCACACGCTGGTTGGCCATGCCGATCACCTCGCAACAAGAATGGTATTGAGCTTCCGGCAGGTACGACGAAAGCCCATATCGTCAATGCCGAGAATATTGTAGATTCGGCCTCCCAGCACAACCCTGTAGTGTTTGGAGTCGATAGAAGCTGTCTCCGAGGAGTAGCGGATGGTGAAATCCAGCCGATCCGCTTCCTGGGTCGTAGCGGCTTCGTTGGTCTCTTCCGCGCTCTTGCCGCCGGCCACCGCCGTTGCCCAGCAGGAGAAGTAATCCGTCCACGCGGAGGTGTGGTTGGCGTTCTCGTCCACGACTGTCTCATTCTTCTGGATGGTGATGCGCACACGTAAAGCAGCGATATTCACAACACTCCCTCCCGGATGGCAGACAGGAGATTGCGCAGCGTCAGCACCAGACCGTGATGATCTGCTTCTTCGCGGTGCTCATAGAGATAGCCCACCGCATACAGAATGGCGATCCTCAGCAGCTCGCGCATCTGGATGATATCACCAGTCTTCATCTTGCGGGTGTGGATGGTCAGCACATTCCCATCATCGTCGGTCGTGACCTTCTGGATGGTTTCCCAATCATCCTGGGATAGGCGTGCGACGTCCATGGCCATCTGCTCGGCGGATTTCAGGAGGATGCCGATAAGGGCATCCTCGTCAGCACTGTCTACGCGCAGATAAGCTTTCACTGTATCCAGTGTTACAATCGGCGTCTGCATCATATCGGCATTCCTCCTTGTTCACTGGGCGCAAAACTGCGCTCAGTTTGTGCCGGTTTTACTCGGTCTGCTCCGGGTTGGTCTGCTCCTCCGTCGGCGCAACCACATGGATAGTGATGGCTACCTCCGGGTATCCATCCGCCTTCAGCGTGATGACCTTGGGCGTGTCAACGACCTCATCTGCGCGAATATACAGCACGAACTCGCCGGGCTGATCCAAACCAACAGAGGCAGCTTCGGATGCGTCCGCGTCGGTCAGCTGCTCACCGTTGTACTTTGCGAGCGCAACGGAAGAAAGGCCGGTGCCAATGCCAAGGCCGATCCACTTGTGCGTACCTTGTCCGGGGGCAGAGCTTTCGGATTCCTCCAGCTCATCCACATTCGCGGAGACGGTGAGTACACCTTCCTCAAGGGCAATACTGGCTTTGCCGTTGTTGGCAGCAGCGATGGGATCGGTCAAAGCGGGGGCAAGCCTCGTCGTAATGGTCCATTCGTCCGGCGTCATGATGCCGACATCCTTCAGCTTGATCAGGAGAGCGTTGAAGTCGTTCTTCAGACCGGCTACAGCCGTGGCAGTGCTGGCAGCCTGGTTTTCGGCAGCGGCGCCGCCACCACCGTCCAGTCCCTCGACCTCCGCGCCTTCCTCGATGATGAGCTTTCCGCCGATTACGAGGGTATCACCTTCATCGGTGAAATAGTTCCTGGTGACAATCGTCTGATCCATATTGGATTCTCCTCTCCGATTTCCGGGGCATCGGTTATTCACCAAACACCCCGGATGCATCAGTCATTCTGGTTAAACCAGTTGGTTTGTCGGCTGGCTTAGCCGTTGGCCTTGTTCCCCATGACCAGCACCTTCACAGCCTCGGGCAGGATTAGCTTGCCGTCGACGCGCTGGGTGGTCATGAAGCCCACCTGGTCCGTGGAGGCAAACAGCTCGTTCAGGCGGCGGAAGGTTCGGCTGGCGCGATCCGCGACCCAGTAGTAGCTGTAATCGCCGAAGGTCATGACCTTGTTCCCACGGGCGACACCCGGCATGAAACCGGAGGTGTAGATGGGACGGCCCAGGATGGTGTCGGGCTTGCCCACATCCAGCGCCGGACGCCAGATGTAGTTGCCCTGCCCGTCCTTGAGCATCATCAGCTGCAGGAGCAGCTCCTCGTTGCAGAGGAAGGAAGCCTTCGCACGATACGGGGACTTGAGGCTGTAGTACAGCTTGAAGATATCGTCGAAGGTGACAGCGGTCGAAGAAGCTGCGGTCGTACCGGTCTCCGCGCCGACGGTATCATTCAGCAGACCTGTGGGCTGCTTGTCGCCGGTGCCGACGATGAACGCCTTCTCCTCAGCGCGGCCCATGGCCTTGCCGAAGCGGTCAGCGATGTACGCGGCGATGTCGAAAGCAGAGTCGTTCAGAAGCTCGTTGGACACACGGATCATCGCGCCCATCTTGTAGGCGGACAGGGTGGTCTGCGCGAACTTCGTGGTGGTCTCGGGGATCTCCTCGCCCTCGTCGATCCAGGAAGCTTCCATGGTATCGTTGGCGATGGGGATCTTGCGGGTACCGGAGCTGGTGCGGATGACATGAGCCATCTGACGGAAGATGTTGTTCTCCTCCAGCCCCTGGATCAGGCGGCGCTCGAATTCACCCGGAACGGTGAAGCCGCCCTCGTCGTCCTTACCCACGGACAGGGCGTTACGCACCTCCATGATGTGGCCGTCGCCGCGCATCATGTCCCAGAAAGCCTTGTTGTACTCATCGGTCGCGGTGGGCTTGACATCATCCCGGCTGGCAGTCATGGGGCTGTTCTTCACAGGAGCGGACGTGGGCTGGGCGAGCTTGGCGTCAATCTCGGCCTGCTTTTCCAGACGCTCGATCTCCGCGCCCAGCTGGTGCACTTCGTTTGCCATGCGATCATACTGATCAGCAAATTCAGCAGCCACCAGGCCATTCTCGCCGCGATGCTCTTCCAGAAAGTTCTTGGTCTGCTCCCACAGGGTGTTGCGCTTCGCGCGCAGCTCAATGATTTTGCTCATAGCAAAATACCTCCATAATTGATGTTGATGTGGTAAATGGGAAAAGAAAAACAGCTGTCGGGCAATCAGCGCATCCGGTCCAGCTGGTTTATCAGTATGAAGAACGGCACACTTCCATCAGGGGTGCGGCCATTCATGTCGATTGCGATGAAGCCGTCAGGGAGCAGATTTCCCGCTTTCGTGCTCTCGGCCTGTTCAGCCTCGCCACCAGATGTTTCTTCGTCCGCGGTAGTGGGCGGAGAATGATCTTCTGTTTCGGGATCGGCATTCACAGGCTCTTCCTGCGCAGCGGTATCTTCCGCCACAGGGGTTGCTTCCCCTTCGAGCTCATCCTCGGCGGAATGGGCTTCACCCTCGTTAGGAGGGGCTTCATCCTCGGCGAGAGGGGCTTCATCCTCCGCAAAAGCTCCGATGCTGTTGAGAATCGTCTGGCCCATGGCGCGGGTCGAATACAGCACGCCCTCCAGTGTCTCAACACTTGCCTGAGCCAGGAGATGAACCGCTCCATTCTTCTCCTCCTCCGGAGTATCGTCGTCGCCGTCCGAATCCCCGTCTTCTTCCTCCTCAGGACCGGGTTCGGATTCGGTCTTCTTGTCGGTAAACATGATCTCATCGGCAAAACCCAGCTCCACAGCCTTTTTGGCATTCAGCCAGGTCTCATCGGACATCAGCTTGGCGACCTTGTTTCGGGAGAGTCCGGTCTTCGCCACATAAGCGTTGAGGATACTCTCCTTGACCTCGTTCAGCGTGGTGATCGCCTTTTCCATCGTCCGGGCATTGCCCATCGCAATGGTCATGGGGTCATGGAGCATCAGCATTGCCACAGGAGATACCAGGACCCGGTCACCCGCCATGGCCACCACCGACGCAGCGCTGGCCGCGATGGCATCGATCTTCACAGTCACGGCGCCGGGATAATCGCGGATCATGGTATAGACCTCGGCAGCGGCGAATACATTGCCACCCGGACTGTTGATCCAGATGGTCACATCGCCGTCCTCAGCGTACAGTTCTTCCCTGAACTGTTTGGGCGTCACTCCGTCCGACCAGATGGATTCCTCGTCAATAGGCCCTTCCAGCCGGAGGACGCGGCCACCACCGTCGTCTCTGATCCAATTCCAAAACTTCCTCACTCGCGTTTTCCTCCGTTTCCAGCCCTTCTGGGCTGTGTGTTCTGTCGCGCTGCCCGCCGTTCTGCGCGCCTTCGCGTATGGCCTGGGGCTTCTCGCGGCTGTTCCTCTTCATCACTGCCACTCTCAGGGACACTTTCCTGCTCACCCGCCTCTTCGGGCTGGGCTGCCGTGTTTTCCTCCGCCTTCTCCCTGGTCGCCACAGCGTTGGCGCCGTAGGCTTTGCCCGCCTCAGAAAGTCGTGTATAGGAGCCGTTGATGAGGTGCAGATCACCACCCTCGTCCTCGTCCAGCGGATCCAGATCTTCCAGCTTGCGCACATCGTTGACCGACATGATGCCGTTGGTGATGGCCACCGCGTAGCCCTCCATACGGCTCTTGTAGTCGCCGCGCATCAGTCCGTCGACATTGAACTTGGGGAAGAACTCGTTCTTCTCCTCGTCGATCAGCACGTCCTTGATGATGGCCTGCTCGATACGAACCAGCCACGGCATCAGGGTGTGCATCACGAACTCGATCGCCAGGTGCTCAATGTTGTTGAAGGTAGCGCGCTGAAGGTCTTGCACCATGTGCGGGGGTACCCGGAAGATTCTGCAAATCTCTTCCACGCCGAACTGACGGGTGGAGAGGAATTGACTGTCCTCGGGCGGAAGGCTTATCGCTTTATATGACATCCCTTCTTCCAGAACAGCGACCTTGTGAGCGTTGTTGGCTCCGCCGTACACGTCCGACCAGTTTTGGCGGATCTTCTCCGGATTCTTCAATACGCCGGGATGTTCAAGGACGCCGCTGGGCTGCGCGCCGTTCTTGAAGAAGGCGCTGCCGTATTTCTCCACGGCCAGCGTAGATCCCAGACTGTTCTTCATCATGGCGATCGGCGAAAAGCCGACCAGACCGTTGAAGCCCAGGCCGGGCACATGAAGCACCTCTTCCCTGCGGAAGATGATGTCCTTGTTTTTTTCACCCCGCGTCTCATCCGTATAGGCATGGTAGATGTAGTAGATCTCGCCGTGTTCGTCGCGGTCTACCTCGACGTTCTCAGGGAGTAGCGGATAAACGCTCACCACACCGTTCTTGCCGTCGCGGATAATCTGGCAGTAGGCGTTGCCATACAGAAGCAGATGCACCATCATGGTCTCCCGCCAGGTGAAGCTCGTCATCTCCGGGTTTGGCTGGCGGTGGATGACGGCGTACAGCGGGTGGTCCGTCGCCATTTCTTTTCCCGTTCCACTGTCGGTGTAGCGGTACAGGTGAAGAGGCAACTGGGCCACTGACTCCGCCAGCAATCGCACACAGGCATAGACCGTAGCGATTTGCATCGCAGACTTTTCATCCACCTGCTCGCCGCTGTCAGCTCTACCGAAGGTGAAGACTGTTCCCGAATCTCTGACATTATCCTGGATGTTTGGAATCTTGGGGACATCCCTGGGCTTTGCCAAGCCCAGCTTTTCAAAGATGGTCAATGGCATTCCTCCCGTCAAAACACTTGCAGTTCGTAATCATCGCGGTCATACACGCTGCCGCCCTGGGCATGACGCACAGCGCGGTCTATGGCCATGATGAGGGCAACTATGCCGTCTATCTTTTCCGTGGACTTCTTCTTGCTGGGCTTAATGTTCTCTGCGGCGTCGACCTCCGCCACCACGTTCCCGGCCATCCAGCGAAGCACCGGGTTTCCTCCATGGTTGACCTTACCCTCCAGGAGCAGCTTGTACAGCTCCTTCATGCCGGGAGACATATCTTTGAAGCCCATACCAATGGGCACCATGGTGAAACCGTCTCCTTCGAGGTCGGTGATCAGCTGCGTGGCGTTCCAGCGGTCTACACCAATCTCCAGGATGTGGAACTGCTGACCCAGCTCGTTTATGATCTTCCGCAGAAAGTTGTAGTCCACGACGTTACCCTCGGTGATATGGAACAGTCCCTGTTTCTCCCAGATATCGTAGGGAACATGATCGCGCCGAACACGCAGATTCAGCGTTTCCCTGGGAAGCCAGAAGTGAGGAATGACGATGTAGTCCTCTGCCGCGTCCCTGGGCGGGAACACCATGACAAAAGCCGTGATGTCGCTGGTGCTGGAAAGATCCAGCCCGGCATAACAATCGCGGCCTCGTAGGGATTCCATGTCTATTTCTCTTGCGCCTATATCGTAGATGTGCTCCGGGATCCACGCGACGGAGCTTCCCACCCACTGGTCCAGGCGAAGCTGACGGAACACATTCTCCTCTGCCGGGTTCTGAAGTGCCTCGTGATAGGCATCCCGCACACGGTCTATTCGGATGGTATGTCCCAGAGAAGGATTGGCTTTATACCAGTTTTCTTCGGAGTTCCAGTCGTCGCCATCGTCCAAGCCGTATATCACAGGATAGAATGACGGGTCGATGCGCTTGCCTTCCAGAATGTCCGCAGCTTTGGAATGATACTCAAAACAGATACTGTTCCGGTCGGTGCCAGCCGTCGTGATAAGGAAATAAAAGGGCTGTGTTCGGGCATCACCGGAGCCCTTGGTCAGCACGTCTACAAGGTTTCGGTTAGGTTGCGCATGGAGCTCGTCCAGCACCAGGCCGGATACGTTCAAGCCATGTTTCGTCCCCACCTCTGCGGACAGAACCTGATAGAACCCGGCATTGCTGTAGTTCACCAGACGCTTGCCCGCCGCCATGATCTTACTGCGCTTGAGAAGCGCCGGGGACATCTCCACCATACGGCGGGCTACGTCAAAGACGATACTTGCCTGCTGGCGATCCGCCGCCGCGCCGTAAACCTCGGCAGAGGGCTCATTGTCAGCGTAGAGCAGATAGAGCGCAATGGCTGCGGCCAACTCACTTTTCCCATTTTTCTTCGGGATTTCCACATACGCCGTGCGGAACTGGCGATAGCCTTCACTCGTTACGATTCCGAACACATCTCTCACAATCCGCTCCTGCCAGGGAAGCAGCCAGAAGGGCGTTCCAGCCCATTTGCCCTTGGTGTGTTTCAGATTCTCTATGAAGCGCACTGCCCGGTCCGCAAGAGCCTCATCATAGTGTGAGGTTTCCAGCATGTACCGAGTGGGCTGATAATCGACCAGTTTTGGATAATCGTTCGGTCTCTGATCCATCATCCACCCCCAGCGTCAAGCAAATTCTTTATGGCCAGGATAATCCAACAGGCTACAATCCACGGCCACATACTGAACCCGGCAATAAGCCCGGTAGCTACTGTTGCTGATAGAATTGCCAGTATCAGCATCAGGGCCTGTGTGATCTTCTTCACCATCATCCACCTCCGAGCAGCTCCTCCATATCATCCTTGACAGTCCCGCCCGGTTCACCCGCAATCAGGCGACTTCGGGAGGAAGGCGTCAGGCCAAGCTGTTCAGCACAGCGATTCATGATCTTCTGGTAGGTCTGGGAGATGGATACATGGGGCAACTGCTGCACATAACCGGCAGGCGTCATGCTCACATATCCATGGGATGTGATGAATTCCTCCGCTGCCTTCCATCGGGCATAGGCCTGACAGTAGGAGGCGAACACGCTCATGTCAGCCTCGGTCAGGATTCCAAGCTGCTCAAGCTTATGGGAAAGCCGTCTCCATTCTCGCTTGGCGTCCGTCTCCAGCCACTTTGGACAGGACGGTGCCTTCTTTGCGGGCTGCGGTTCTCTGTCGTTTAGCGGCCTCTTTCCGGGGTTCCCTTCCAGCACCTTGATTGCCGTAGGTGTCGGCTTTCGTCCTCGCGTCGCCATTGATCCTCCCTTCCAGGCAAAACAAAAAGAGCCCCTTATCTGGTGCTCTGAGTTTCGCCGTACTACGAGCAACAGCACCTTCCGGCGCTTTGCCCTGATCGTTCTTAGCTGTTCTTCTCCTCGACCCAGGCCTGGTACTCGGCTTCGAGGTCGGCCTGCTCGATGATTCCGTAGGCGGTCTTGAATCTCGCCCTCTGCGCTTCGATCTTCTCTGCACTCTCTTCAGCGTGCTGCATCATCCATATCAGCTCGTCGTACTCGGTGCGGGTGGTCTCGAAAAGAATCTGCATCAGCTTATCCATCGTCGTGCCCTCCTTAGTGGGTCAGCGCCCAGGCAATCGCGCTGCCGTTGTCGTGAAAGAAGTCTTCGCTGACCGCCGTCAGCCTGATCTCGCCCTCGCAGGAAAGGTCGCTGTCGGTGTGAGTGTAGATCGCCGCGAAGTAGCTGTTGGCGTTGCGGCCGTTGTAGTAGTATCCCGCAAGGAGAACCTTGTCGCCGAAGTTCAGGGTGGTGCTCCAGTTGCAGGCGAGGTTCTCGGGGGTGGTGGTCTCCGGCAGGCGGAAGGTGCGGGCGAGCTTTTCAAGGTTCTTCATGGTGGTTGCCTCCTCGTTTTTGTTGTACACAGTATAACTCTGTTCAGAAGGCAACAGGTGTATATCTGACGTTGTTACTGATAACCGACCGATAACTGTTACACACTTGGGCTGCTGCCATCGTCCTCCCTGATGACCATTAGCCCGCCACCCACCTTAATGAAGGACTCCGGCATCCAGAACATCTCAGCGTACTTCCGCGCAAGCTTCTCGGGGATGTCGTCAAAATCTTCTCTGCTCAGGCCGCATATGAAGAACTTCCCGCGGATGAAGTGGTAATCGTCGATGTAGCGGTTCCACTCGTAGTCCTGCTTGTAGATACCATCGTCATCCGCAACCAGGGCGACGGGATCCTCCCATGGGTAGGTGGCGGTGATGTAGCCACCTACCATAGCCTGTAGGTTTTCCAGCGTGTGTTCCACCGTTTTCAGGTAGGGATGCCTGTGGGGCTCTATCATGAGCACCGTAATCGTCGGTTTATTCGCCATCTTCAACCTCTCCTTCACCCGCTGCATTCTCCTGCGACGCGGAGCGACCGAAGCGGAAAGCCGCGTCGCCGGGGAGGTTGCGCAGAAGGAATTTGCGAAGTTCCTTGTGCTCAGCTCCGCTGAAGCCCATTCGGATCGCCCAAACCCGCATGGCGAACTTGGGATTCCCTTCGGTGTGCGGCTTCGAGGTGATGCGCTTGCTGTCGTTGGCGAACTTGCACAGGCCGCTGATGAACTGCGCCGCGCACTTCAGTTCCTCGGGCTCCAGCTTGCCGAACCAGGGGAACCTCACCGCTTCATCGGTCACTTCAATCTCTGTGCTCTCGATGGCGAAGGCCTGCCGCAGCAGCTCGCCCTTTGCCCACACCAGCCTTTTCAGGTTTTCCAACCCGACGTCGGTCATGATGCCGCGCGGCATCGAGATCGTCATGGCGATGTCTTCGTCGGCACTCTGTTCGTCGGGAAGCTCTTCGTTGGCAGGCTGCTCGTCAGTGGGTTGCTCGTCAGTTGGCTGCACGTCAGTGGGATCATCGTCGGCAGGCTCTTCATCTTCGGGCTGTTCTTCATCATGCTGCTCGTCAGTGGACTGCTCGTCGGTTTGCTGTTCGTTATCCTCATCCCAGCCTTCCACCGGCTCGGCTTCGTATCCGCGCTCCGCCAGGCGGTCGATCAGGTTCTCGACCAGCTCGCTGTCAGTGCGCTCATCCAGCTCGATGTTGCCCTCCTTCGTGACGGTGAACTCGTCGATCTCGTAGGCCGCGCTGGGCATGCCCAGGTACTTCGGCCTGGCTTCCAGAATCTCGGAAATCGCCTTGACGAAGGGCTTGCGGGCATCCCCGCTCTGCTTGAAGTAGAATGTGAACATGGCGTAGACCTCCTTGTTTTTCGGGCTCGCTGGCCCTTGGGGTATGGTGATCATAACTCTGATCCGCACACAAGTCCACGCCATGTGTGATACGAACACGATAAAGATGTACCCTACAGACTGTCCGCCCAGACGATGCCTGCCATGACGTAATATACCACCGGCAAAGCCACGCCATTCCCAAAAAGGCGGTATTCCGACCCATCCGTATATGGCTGTCGCAGCCATTTCACGATCTGGTTTCTCGTCTTTGGCTTTCCATCAGGGTTTGTGATCTTGCGGAAATCTTCAAAGACATCTGTCCAGAATGCGATTTCTCCCTCGGTGGGATTATCCCTTCCCAGATCACTGCACCACCAGTCCGGGAAACCCTGGAGGCGCGCGCATTCAGTGGGGGTGAGACGACGCACACGATAGTCGGCGCCCTCGTTCTCTTTGTCATTGACCACGGTGGGATCTTTGTAGTCGCGCGCCAGCAGAGACGGCGTCTTCTCCTTCTCCACCTGAGTGTAATACCCGGTGGTCATCGCATATGTCTCCACAATGGCCATGCCGCCCTGGTGGGGTACGGGTGAACCGCCGGATTGATCCAGCGTGCGGGCTGTCTCCGCTTCATAGATGCCGGCTTTCGGATTATCCGACTTCCAGGCTTCGCTGCTGTATGAGCCAATGCCAAACGGTTTCTGTGAAACAGGCTCCGCTACCGCTCCGGCTCCAGCCGCCTGTATCGTCGGAGCGACTTCCTCATTGACCGAGAAATTGTAGTTTGCCTTTTCTCCGCCGCTGAATGCTTCTTTGCCAATACCATAGGCCGGTTCGGCAACCAGACCCTGACTGTTGCCGCCCGTACCCCAACGGCGGGTTATCGTCTGGCATACATCTCTCGGTTCAATTCGAACACGCCCCGCGGTGGGGTTGTTTTCCAGCGCCAGCGCTCCCGGTACGGCGCCTGCTCTCAGCGTAGGAGACTTTTCTTCCTCATATCCAATGCTTCGTGAAGTCGCGCTGTTTTCCGTCAGGAAACCCGCTGCTCTCAGCGCGTCATCCAGCACGGCCGGATGATGGCCGTGATCCTGGGCGATCAGGGTCGCGGTCACATCTTCCGTGATCGTTATTCCACTGCTGCCCTGCGGATTGATTACCGGGATTCCCCTGCCTGCTTCTCCAGCGCCAGCTTCAGCACCGTTGGCAGCTCTTTGCCACGCGCGAAAGCTCTCTGGAGAATACCCTGACACGCCTTCGCTGTCAAATAGAATCGCGGGTGCACGTGCGCCTGCAAAATCTGCGACAAGAAAGATACGTTTTCTGCGTTGGGGGACTCCCCAGTATTGCGCGTCAAGTACTCTGTACGCAACGCTCCATCCGTCGCCCACCAGAAGATCGGCGGCAGGCCACCGCCCTTGTTCAGGCGAAGGCAGCGGAGGCGCTTTTTCTTCTGCGATCCCGATGACCGCTTCGAGGACGGCTTTGAAGTCCTCGCCTCCGTTGGAGGTGAAGGCGCCTGGGACGTTCTCCCATACGGCATACCTCGGTTTTTCTCCATTTGTGGCTTCCCTCATTTCCCTGATAATGCGGATGGCCTGGAAGAACAGATTCGACCTCGCGCCATCCTGTATGCCGGCACGGCGTCCGGCAATACTCAAATCCTGGCATGGCGAGCCGAATGTGATCACATCCACGGGCTCCAGTTCCGCGCCGTTCAGGGATGACACATCCCCGTAATGCTTCACATCCGGCAGCCGCTTCGTGGTCACCCTGACGGCAAAGGGCTCAATGTCAGAATTCCACACCGGTTTTATGCCCGCCAGCAGCCCTGCCAGTTCAAAGCCCCCGGAGCCTGAAAACAGGCTGCCGAGGGTCAGTTGCTTGTTGCTCACGTCATTACACCCTCTTCGAGTACTTCGGAGAGACCCATCCGATCTGCGCGCCGACCACGACGGCCATCCAGCCGTTTTCCGCGGTTACGATGTACGGAAGCCTCGTACCCGCCGCGACAGTGGTGATTCTGGCATAGGCGGTGGAATTACCCACGCGGATGTTGACCTTGCCGCCTTGGGAAGCGACAATCTCCACCTGAGGTCCGGTCGTAATGAGGGGCTCCTCCACGGTCGTGGCTTCGATCTTCTTCCCCTCGTCATCATCTGCCACAGCATCCATGAGCGCCTTGTGTGTCTCTTCGCCGTACTTACCGTCTGTCTTCACGCCATGATCTTTCTGGAAGGCGGTCAATGCGGCCAGCGTCTCACTGCCGAAATCGCCGTCAGCGCCATAGCGGGGAAGCTTGTAGCCAAGCTGCATCAACAGCTCCTGCATGGCCTTCACGTCGCTGCCGGTAGATCCTTCCACGAGCTGGCGGCTGCCGAGCACATACTCTGTGGATTCCTGAACGGGCGCTGTCGCCGCGTCGTCGTTGTAGTCGATGAAGGGCAGTTTGTACCAGTGCGTCCATGGCCGGGACTTCAGCTTCGTTTTCCTGCAGCCATAGGAAAAGCCCATCCACTCGACGACCTCGCCGTTGCCGATGTAGTAGCCCACATGGCCATCCTTGCGAACCGCCAGGCCGATGATCTCCGGAATGGTCGAGATGACGCCCCAGTCCATGCCCTTCTTCTTGGCGTACTCGAACATCCCGTTGGCGCTCTTGTCCGGACATCCGTTGGAGCCGTTCTTCCGACTGTAGCTCCTGCCTGTCCCGATGGCTTCCAGCACACCGATGCCGCCGTTAGTCCAGGCGTAGCCCTTGCAGCCGCCCACGCAGTCGGCAGCGACATCCTTGTTTGCAATGTCGCGGCGATACTGGGACATGCGGGAGGAGCCGTAATGGTCCGGGTACTGCTTCGACTTGGATTTCAGCGTACTCTCCGTACAGGGGTACAGGCAGGTGCCATACCAGTAGGGATGGCCGACCATCTTCTTTAAGAAGGCTACGAAATGCTCGTTGGTGAAAGGTGTGTTGATCCTCTCGCTCATATATCTCACGCTCCCGTATAGTCGATTCGTTTGTCACTCTTCCGGAAGACCCAGAAGAACGAGTTGTACTTGCGTGCATGACGCTGATTCCTGGCTTGCCAGTCGGCCACCAGTCTGCTCCTTGCCAGCAGGATGAACAGGTCGAGCGGATAGAACCCCACTTTCACTGCTTCGTTCATGATGAAAACGTGGGAGAAATACTGCTTTCCGCTGCTCGTTTTGTCCTGGCACTTGAAAATCAGGATGCCGCCCGGCATCAGAACTCTATGGGCTTCACGCAGCGCGTCACGGTAAAAGCGATGAAGGGACTGTTCATTCGGAAACACACCGAAACGGCGGTTGATGAGATTCCCTTTTCCCTCCGTCAACGACTTGCCTGTCGTCGCCAGGAACGGCGGGTCAAACATCATGCAGGAGATGGAACCGTCCTCCAGGGGCAAGTGCCTTGCGTCAGCTTCGACCACACCCTCAGCTTTGGGGTGGATGTCAAACCGAAGCTCGGGCGCCTCTATCCCAGTCCCCTTGTAGAACGCTCCGATACTGTACGTCGGGTCGCAGTCGATCTTTCCTCCCGGCACATGGAGCCGCAGGATATTCCGGATGATCTCCGATTGGTCGTAGGAGACGTTTCTGATTAGCTCGGTCATGACGTTGCCACCGCGGCGCCATACCGCATATCCAGGAAACGGGACATCTCCGGATGGGATCGCTCATAGTCGAGGATGTACCGCATGCAGGAGCTGTCCGCTCCGTTCAGCTGCCCATACTCCCGAAGGGTTTTCTTCTTGAACATGGCCGGCTGATTGCACCAGCGGGTAATGCTGATGTACAGCCCGCGGTAGGGACTCTCCTGGTACCGGGCGAAGCGCATCACGTAAGGGATGCAGTTGTTTCGCATCAGGATTTCTATTCGTGTGAACAGATCCCTGATATCCTGCTCCCAGAACGCTGTGTCCCAGCGATCAGCGCGATCAAAGCCTGTGAAACAGTAGAACTTCATGATGGCGTTGCTGTGCTGGCGCACCATCCGGATCTTTCGCTCAATCAGGTCGGCGTCCGCAACGTTATCAAAGGCAAAGATATAATCGCCGTCGTAGCGGGAGCCAAAGAGCATCGCGCATCGTTCCTCCGTCAGGAGGCGCTCGTCCAGGCCCTGCTTGAACTGAAAAGGCTTCCCTGTTGCCTTCAGCTCCATGAGCAGTGGCTTCCACTGCGGACAGGCGAAGAAGTTATCATCCAGCAGGCATATCTTTGGGCGGCTCTCATCCATGAATTCAGTCAGCGGACTGTGCTGGAAGGCGTGATCGTAATTCCGATTCACACAGAACGCGCACTTTCGGAAGCAGCCCCGGCTAAGAAAGCCAATGGAGTAGTCCAGGTAATAGGCGAACTCCTGTCGCTTCATGCCTTTGGCCATCTGTTGCGCGACCCAGGCATCGTACAGATGGTAATCAGGCATATGATGCTCAACCTCTGCCGGCAGAGGCATAGCCTTGTCGTAAAAGAAGCCTGTGCCGCCGAACACCACATTGGGTGTATTGAGGACATCCTCCGGCATCGGCGTATCAGTGAAAACCCTGGAGAGGTATACCCTGTCGTACCCCTCCAGGTCATCGTAATCGGTCTTTAGCTCCACCGTATTCCCGGCATCCTTGTGACAGCCGGACAGCTTCATGCAGGCCAGGTTGGGAAACCGATGTCGTTTCCTGCCAATCAGGTCAGCGTCAATGATCGCTATCCTCATAGGCGATCACCGCCTGCTCCGGCAGTATGTCCCAGTCATGCTCATTGCGGCGATGACCGCAGGGACAGGCCTCCATGCAGTTGCCGCTGACGCAGCCGGGCCCGGCGCCGTAGAACAGCTCCGGCACGACCTTCTTGCAGATGGCCAACATCGCATCCGCAACCCCACGAATTTCCCACTGGGCGCGGTTGCAACAGCGGAGCTTGAAGAAGTGGCGCAGCTCCCTGGCGTTCATGGTCACCAGCAAGTTGGTGACAACAGCCTGGGGCGTCACATATCGAGAATCCTCCGGAGGAATGCCTGCTGCGACCATGCGCTTATAGAGGTCCATGCTGCCAGTCAGGCACGCTTCCGCCTCCTTGAGGAATTCAGAGCGAGAAATGGAGTCAGGCATCACCATGCGCACATCTTCCAGCTTCACATAGCGCTGGCTTTCCACATCGAAGGAAGCCAGCCGGTGCCTGGTGAGCTGCGCCAGCGCGGCACGGCTCAAACCCTCGATGCGGAAGGTGAAGGAGACATGCTCAAGTACGCTTTCATGCCCGGAGGCTAATGCCGCGCGGAGTGACTTCGCCGGATTGCCGGAAGCTGTGCATACCGCCGCGGCCTGTCCACACAGGCTCGCCCCGTCCAGGGTGTGACTGAGAAGGATTACTTTCATGCGGGCTCCGCCTTTCCGAGCATCTGCTCCATCGCTTTGTTATAGAAGTCCCTGGATACCTCGAAACCGTAGGAGTGGCGTCCCAGCTCCCTGGCTGCGCGGAGGGTGGCGCCGCTGCCGGCGCAAGGGTCGATGACCACATCTCCAGGATCCGTGAAGATGGATATCAGGGTTTTGAGAAGGTTGACCGGCTTCTGCGCCGGGTGGATTCGTGGGACATCCTTGTCATCCCGCTTCCACTCGAACCAGTTCTTGATCATGTGCCGCTGGCCGTCAACATCGGTATTGCGGAATTTGGGCAGCTTGTCCCTGTACAGGACAAGGGCATATTCCGTCGCGCCGACTACCTTCATGTTTGCCTTGAGCACTTGGGGCGACGTTGGCTTGATAAAAACCAAAGGGATGTAATGCTTGAATCGGTGCTTCGCCGCTTCATCAATGACCACCGGCTGCTGTTGGAAGGAACAGAATACCACCATGCAAGGCGCGTCCTTCTCACCTCTGGCGGGCTCCTTTTTCAGGAGCCGACTGCCAAAGGCGAAGAAGTCAGCAATGTTGAAACTGAAATCAGTGTTGAACGCTGCCTTGTGGGCCTTGTCGCTCTCGCCGTTGGCGTTGTCCCCGTCCACATACCAGTCTGGTCGACTGGCGTAGAATGAGCGTCCCAGGTTATACGGGATGTCCGCCATGAGCAACTGGCAGGGCCTCAGGTTGTACTGCTTCGCGTTCTGGAAGTGATCGTGGTACAATTCGCACTTCACATCACTCATGCGCTTCCTCCGGCTCGAAGGTCGCCACCTCGTCGAACATGAGCTTCTGGCCGTCGCGGATGACGAAGACGTCATCATATCTGCCATCGTTTTGAGCGATGGCTCGCTTCACGATGACGTCCACGAACTTGGGGTCGAGCTCGATGCCCATGCACACCCTGTCCGTCTCCATACAGGCGATCAGGGTGGAGCCGCTGCCCAGGAAGGGATCCAGCACAACGCCGTTCGTCATGGTGCTGTTCTTGATGGGATAGCTCATGAGCGTGACCGGCTTCATAGTCGGATGGTCGGGGCTGCTCTTGGGCTTGTCGTACTCCCACACCGTGGTTTGTTTCCTGTCTGCATACCACTGATGCCTGCCGCCCTTCTTCCAGCCGAACAGGCACGGCTCATGGATCCACTGATAGGGACTGCGTCCCAGCACCAGGCTGTTCTTCTTCCAGATGCAGCAGCCACTGAGGTAGAAGCCGGCGTCCCTGAACGCCTTCCGGAAGTTCAGGCCCTCCGTGTCGGCATGCCAGACGTAGATACTGCCGTCGTCCGCCAGATTCTCATGCATGCACTGATAGGCGGCGAGCAGGAAGTTGTAGAAATCTGAATCCGACATATTGTCGTTCATGATCTTTCCCGCCGTCTCCTGGACGTCCACGTTGTAAGGAGGATCCGTCAGCACCAGATTGGCCTTGACGCCCTCCGTGAGGCGCTCGTAGGTTTCCATCTTTGTGCTGTCGCCGCAGATGACGCGATGCTTGCCCAGGTACCAGATGTCGCCGGGTTTGGAGAATACCGGCTGCTTCAGCTCCGAATCCACGTCAAAGTTGTCTTCCTTGACCTTCTTGTCGTAGATGTTGCTGAACAGCTGTCCGATCTCTGGGGCCTCAAAGCCCGTGAAATCCAGGTTGAAGTTGACGTTCTCCAAATCTTTGAGCAGATCGGCCAGCATCTGGTCGTCCCACGCACCGGTGATCTTGTTGAGCGCGATGTTCAGCGCCTTCTCTCTGGTCTTGTCCACATCAACCACCGCGCAGGGTACTTCGGTGTAGCCCAGATCCATAGCCACCGTCAGCCGCTGATGACCGCCGATGATCGTCATGTCCGCGTTCACGACCAGCGGATCGGCAAAACCGAATTCACGGATGCTGTCTGCGATCTTCTTGTACTCCTTGTCCCCCTTCTTCAGCTTCTTCCGGGGGTTATACTCTGCCGGCTTAAGTACGGAAACCGGCAGCATTTTCAGCTCGGCCATCTTCATTCGGCAGGAACCTCCTCGGTGGGCACGCCATCCGTCTGGATGACGGGAATCGCGCTGCCGGAGCCGATATAAGTGCTGGGCAGCTTGCCGTTCCAGTTCTGGGCCTGCGTGTAATCGATCAGCTCCTCGGTGACGGTCGCTGCGATCTTCTCGTTGGCCTCGGCTTCCGCGTCCGCCTTCGTCTTGATCTCGTAGGCCTCCGCGTCCGCCTGGATGCGAACGACCTCGGCGGCGGCTTCCGCTTCGATCTTCTTTCGCGCCGCGGCCTGTTCTGCTTCCATGGTCTGCTGCTCCTGCTGGGTCTTTGCGCGCTGCTTCTCCTGGGTCGCCACCTGCTTGGCTTCGACGGCGGACTCGAAGGTGTCGCTGAATTCCAGATTCTCGATGGCAATGGAGATGACGTTGATGCCCTTGGCGGCCAGTTCTTCCTTCAGCAGATCGTACATAGCGTCGGAGGCGACCTGGCGGTTCTCCACCAGTGTCTCCGCTGTATACCGGGCAATGACGATCTTGATATCCTCCTGGACGCGCGGGGCGATAAGCACATTGATGTAGTCGGTGCCAACCTCACGGTACAGGTTCATGGCGGTGCTCTTGTCGATGTTCAGGTTGACGGAGCCCTTCAAGTCCACTTCCTGGATGTCCTTGGAGAAGGCTTCCAGTTCAAAGCTGAAGCGCTGCTCCCGATTGTCCATTCGGATCACGTTGTCCCAGGGAGCCTTGAAGGAGATACCCGCGTCCAGAGTGGTGTCATGCACCTTGCCAAAGGTGGTCACGATGCCGGTATAGCCGGTGGGTACATAGGTGACGCAGCTGACGACAAGCAGGAACAGCGCAGCCACTGTTCCCACAGTCCGGATCAGCCGCTTGCCGCGATCCTCCGCGTCAATCAGACCAGGAACGATGAAGCCACAGATGAATATGATGATTGCGATTATGAGCAGGAACATATTGTTACCTCCAGTTGTTTTTCAGATTCGCATGTTGGGTCATTTACGCATGAAGAAACAGAAGTGAACGAGAAAGGCTCCGAACCAAAAGCCCGGAGCTATCTCATCCTTCTCTGTGTCGTGCTTTTACTTCAGCCGTCCGTACTTCCCGGAGACCCAGCCGGTCCCGCTGCCGTGCCTGATACAAATCCAGCCGGTCTGAGAGGTCTCGCCGGCATAGGCGTGAACGCTTCCACGCTTCGCCACGCCCAGGATTTTGCCGCTGGTTCCGGCCTCGCTGCGGATGTAGCAGTCGCCGCCTTCAATGACCACGCTCTGGGGATCCTCGACGGGCAGGGAGATTGCCACCAGGGCGGCATCCAGGACAGCGACGCACTTCTCGTCAAACGCGCCGTTCACGGTCAGTCCGTGATCACTCTGAAACTGCTTCACGGCCATCTCGGTCTGATCACCGAAATCTCCGTCCGCACCCCAGCGTCCCAGGTCATAGCCCAGCCGGATCAGGCCGGACTGCATTTCCTTCACGTCGTTGCCCTCGCAGCCATTCTTCAGAACGCGGCTCCCTAGCGTCTCGGTCTCCGCGATGCCGGCCACTTCCTCGACAGCCACGTTCTCCGAGTAGTCGAAGTACTTGTCCATATACCCCCAGAAATTGGGCTTCCTCGACAGGAGCTTCGACTTCACCACGCCGTACATCACGCCGCGGGCTTCGATGAGATACCAGTCGCCCTCAGGCTTGCCGGCAGTGACAGGCTTCCACAGATACGCCACATGATGGATGCTGCTTGCGGAGCTGCCCCAGAACACAGCCGCGCCGGGAACGCGCCGGTTGGCGGGGATTACGCCCTTGCCCTTCACCGAACACCAGCTGGCGTAGTTGTTGCGGGCGCGCGCGTTGATGCACACACCGGAGTAGATCTCATAGATTCCCTCGGCCATGCCGTTGCAGTCCCACACCCTGGTACACTTCTTGCGCCACTTGAGCGCCTGCGTGCGCTGTGCCCCGGAATACTGGGTATAGTACCAGCCGTTTTCCTTCCAGGCGCTCTTCACATCGGTCCTGGTCAGATCCAGATAACCGGTCCTGGGGTTCTGTCCGTAGGAGGCCATGATGTAGCCGTCACCCCGGTTCAGCGCGGCTTCCAGTTCCTTGACGAACAGCTTTGTCGGCATTCGCTTTGCCATGGTTTTCTCCGATCTCGCTGTCACACAGCGTTGTCGTCTGTCCGTTCAACGACGAAGCCCGCTTTCAGTGAAGCGGGCACGTCGATGATTCTCTGATTGTGGGAGCCTCGGAAGGCGAGCGAAAGGTCGCGCTCATCCTCGTGAAACTCCCCGTCCACCACCACGTCCAGCAGCGGCAGAAGCGGACTGCCCTGGATGTCCTCCCAGCGGCATCCTGTATAGAGCCAGATGGTCTTATCGGGCCGCAGCCAGCGCACATCGTGGAGAAAAGGCAATAGCGCTTTCTGATTCTCCGGTTCCATAGGGTCGCCGCCGAGGATGGTGAGTCCGCTGATCCAGTCAGGCCGCAGCGCCGCCAGTACAGCGGTCATGGCGTCCCGGTCAAAGGGTTTCCCATATTGGAAGTCCCAGGTTTCCGGCTGAAAGCAGCCCTTGCAGTGGTGGCGGCATCCCGAAACAAAGAGCCCGACTCTTACGCCGGGCCCGTCCGCGATATCATGCTTTATCAGTCCGCAGTAGTTCATGACCCATCCACCAGCCTGCCCCTTTCACTGCCCAGGTGCAGCACCCTTTCCTTGATCTCCTCGGTGCGCCCCTGGTTGAAGAAGTTCACGCCCAGGTAGCCGCAGACGCGCCGGCAGACGTTCATCCGCCGCTGATCCCGGTTGCCGCAGTTGGGGCACTCCCATATATGCTTCCCGTCATCATCCACGATGCGTATCTCTCCGTCAAAGCCGCACACCTGGCAGTAATCGCTCTTGGTGTTCAGCTCCGCGTACATGATGTGGTCGTAGATATAGCGCATGACCGCCAGCACCGCGGGGATGTTGTTCTGGAGGTTGGGAACCTCCACATAGCTGATGGCGCCTCCGGGGCTGAGCGCCTGGAACTCCGCCTCGAATCCCAGCTTGGAGAAGGCATCGATGGGCTCCGTCACATGGACGTGATAGGAGTTGGTGATGTAGTTCTTATCCGTCACATGCGGGATAATCCCGAACCGCCGCTGGAGGCACTGGGCGAACTTGTAGGTGCTGCTCTCCATGGGCGTGCCATAGAGGGAAAAGCTAATGTTCGTCATCCCGCGCCAGGTCAGGCACTTGTCATTCAGGAACTCCATCACCGCAATGGCAAAGTCATGCCCTTTGGGATCGGTGTGGCTGACGCCCTTCATCCTGTAGACGCACTCGCACAGGCCGGCATAGCCCAGGCTGATGGTGCTGTAGTTGTCATACAGCAGCCGATCGATCTTCTCTCCTTTGGCGAGGCGGCTGATCGCGCCGTGCTGCCAGAGGATGGGAGCGACATCCGAAGGCGTACCCTTCAGCGTGTTGTGCCGGATCATTAGAGCCTTGAAACACAGCTCACACCGCTCGTTGAGCAGATGCCAGAACTTCGTCTCGTCCCCACCGGCGCTGCAGGCCACATCCACCAGATTGATGGTCACGGCACCCTGGTTGAACCGGCCGTAGTATTTGTGATCATCCGACGGCGTCAAAAATGCCCGGCAGCCCATACAGGTGTACACGTCACCCTTCAGTTGCTTCATCACTTTGGCGCTGATATAGTCCGGCACCATGCGCCTTGCGGTACACTTCGCCGCCAGCTTTGTCAGATACCAGTACTGGCTGTCCTCGGTGATATTGTCCTCGTCCAGAACGTAGATCAGCTTGGGGAACGCGGGGGACACCCACACGCCGGTCTCGTTCTTGATGCCTTCATGCCGCTGCTTCAGCGTCTCCTCGATGATCAGCGCCAGGTCGCCCCTGGTCTGACCCTCGGGTACTTCGTCCAGGTACATGAACACGGAGACAAACGGCGTCTGCCCGTTGGTGGTCAAAAGCGTCTGGATCTGGTACTGGATGGTCTGGATGCCGCGCTGCACTTCCCGGCGCACACGCATTTCCGCCATGCGGTTGACCTCATCCCCGGTAGCATCTCTGCCGATGGCGAGGAACTCGTCCTCTATCTCCCGGCGATACTTCTGACGGGACACATCCACAAACGGCGCGAGGTGCGCCAGGCTGATGGTCTGGCCGCCGTAGGTATTGGACGCCACCTGCGCGATGATCTGCGTGGCGATGTTACAGGCCGTGGAAAAGCTGTGCGGCTTCTCGATCAAGGTGTTCGTGATGACCGTTCCGTTCTGGAGCATGTCCTCCAGATTCACCAGCTCGCAGTTGGAGATGGGGCCGGAGATATAACCCATATCGTGGATGTGGATTATTCCCTCGTCGTGGGCCTTCATCACGTCCTCAGGGAAGATGTACCTGCGACAGATGTCCTCGCTGACCTCAGAGGCCAGGTAGTCCCGCATGGTGCTGTTGATTACGGGATCCTTGTTGGCGTTCTCCTGCCGGGCCAGTTCATTGTCATGCCGGAGCAGCGCCAGGATGCGTTTGTCCGTGGTGTTCTGCTTGCGCAGCAAAGTGTGGCGAAGCCGGTATGCACTGTAGTGGCGCATGAGCGTGGGACGCTCGGCGGCAAGCAGCTCATCCTCGATCATGTCCTGGATCTCCTCCACGGACACAGCCCGCCCCAGTGCCGCGCACTGCTTCTCCACCCTGCCGATTACAAAACCGACCATCGTGTCCGACAGCCGGTCCGCTTCCGCAACCTCGGTGTTCGCCGCTTCAATCGCCCGTTTGATTCTTGTATAGTCGAATGGCACTTCCCGGCCATCCCGCTTGATGACTTTCATAACGGATCACTCCTGATTCTTTTCTTTGCCTTCATGCGTCCGCTTCCATCTCCCGACGCGCCTCGTCCAGCAGGTCGGCGCAGGTCTTTTCGTAGTAACGCCGGCACTGATCGTCCAGGATGGCGTAGATTTCCTTCTGTTCATCCTCGGACAGATCGATGAGGTAGTAGTCCTCATTGTCTTCGCTGTCGCTGTTCACCACAACGGCCATGATGCTGGTGTCCATGTGGGTATCGGTATAGCCATTCAATCCGAGGTACAGGTCATACCAGCCCTCAGAATCTCCACCGTCCTCCAGCATGGGGAGATAGCCCTTCTCCTTGCGGATCGTGTCCACGATCTCACACAGTTCCGTCGTCGCGGACAGCTCGAACTCTACGGTTGGGAAGCGGATGGGATAGCAGAAATACGCCTGGTCGTCGCCCAGCATGTACTCCTGCTCGGTATCGATATGGATTGCCTTGCGAAGACACTCACCGTCCAGGCCATAATCTTTCAGACTCATATCCCGAACTCCTCATAGACGGCCTTGTCGTCCACACCCAGCAGCTCGACGATCATGGCTTCCACATGACCGATGGCCTGGTTCCAGCCGATGGCAAAGATGCTTGCATCGTCGTCGCGTCGGGATTCGTGAACCTTCTTGAAAAGCTTCTTCTGGGCCAGGTCGATACGAGTGAATAGCAGTTCCGACTGCTTCTTTGTCGCCAGGTACTTTCCATGTTGCGTGGCGACCTCATCCCGAAGATAGTCGTTGTAGCGCTTCAGCTCTTCAATCCTGTCGCGCATCTGCTTCTTGGTTTTCCAGTGTTTCTCCATGTTCCGCTCTCCGTTTCATTATGGAATATCGTCTCGCGCAGGACACGCTGCAAAAGCGGCGGGGCTTGGAGGTCTTTTGGAAGACCATGAAGATACCGCCACAGTATTCGCATCTGTGTTCGCGCACGTTTTCCTGTGATGTCGGACTCGGATGCTGCCGGGCATATTTGCTCCTGCATCTCTCCGAGCAGAAGATACGCCGACGTCCTTGCCCTTTGCGGGCTGGTATGGCCTTACCGCAGTTCGGACATAGGCCGATTACCTTGATGCTGCCTATCAGTGCGTCCTCAACCATATCTCACCTCGATATGTACTGGTTCCGTTGTCAAGGACAGGATTTTGACAATTTCCACCATTTGGTCCCCCTTTTCTGCCATAATAAAACCGGCAAACAGTCAATCGAAGTACTGTCGCCGGTTTTCAAACAAGATTTTAAGTAGTGCATTTTGTTCTGAGCTGTGATACAATGGTGAATATAGAACGCTGCTGTCACCGCCCTTCACGAATTGAACGCCGACGTGTTTACGGCGGCGTATACTGTGATATGCATAGAGATCGAGGTTAGAGCATGAACAAGCCTAAATTCATTCAATTAGATTTTGACCTTTTTGTAGATTTGTTCCTGTATGCCACTCGCCACGCAGACGAAGATGACTTGCAGTATAAGCGAATTGCTGCTGGTGTTCGCAAAAAGATCGAAGCCATGATGCGTCATGAGTTATATTCACTTTACAAATCTGGTTGCAGCGAAGAAGTACGCTCGAAGGCTAGATCTGAATATCTTGATGCGATCGGACTTTTGGATTCCTTCAAATGGTCTGATTCACAAGATGCCAACATCAGCCATATGCCGTACAACTCCGACTTTACCTCGTCAGAATAAATCGTTCATATCGTGGATATAACCCAGTTCTGGATATCGTGCCCAGTTCTGTGGTACGAACAGCTGCTCTACTATATCACGTGAGGCAGTAATCACAAAATCCAAAGCAATCCTAATCTTTTCATGGATCGATTCTAGATGCTGGATTTGTCTTTCTGCTCTCTTTTTTGTCTGTCGCCATTTTGTTATTTCTCTTCGAATTTTATCCTGGTCTCTTGCTACAGTCGCGATCGGCGATCTCTTTGAAGTGACACATTCTTGCTTCTTTAATTCTCGCCCTTCTCTAATCTTCTTGGCACGTTCAGCAGCTGCATCTCGCCTCATATTGATTAGTGTTTCTATAGGCATAAGTTCTGTAGTCTTGACCCCATAATAATTATCAAGCGGGTATACTCCTGTCGTTACATATAAATAGTATTCCGTTGGCGTCAAGCCTGCCAAGGAGTACTGATATTGCTCATCATTATAAGAAGCAATGTATCCATTTATCAAATTGGTCGCAATTTCCTCGTTAGGACATAGCGCGACCAAATCCAGGATTGAACACTTCATTCTGCCAAAGAATGATTCCATGGGTGCATTGTCCTGCGAATTGCCCCTTTGAGAAACAGATTGTATATATTCCTGGTCCGAGAGGATCCTTTTGAATGTTGTACTCAGATATTGTGAGCCTTGATCACTGTGAATAATACAATCCGCCTTTTTTAATGAATTGCCGTGCTTCTCTATCATCCTATCATAAGCGTCTTTCACCAATTGAACATCCATTGTCTTGCTTACCGCGTGGCCAAGTATTTCTTTTGTATAGGCATCCTTGAATGCGCACAGATATATCGGAGTCCTTTGGATACCATAATACAAATAGGTGATATCTGTCAGAACTACTTTCCTGGGGCCTATATAGAATTCCTGCTTTACTACATTCGCCGGTGCAGTGCACTCATGGTTATGTGTTGCTCTGTTTTTATATGCGTCTTTTTTGGGACGATTCGCGCGAAGGTTCATTTCCCTCATTATGTTCCGGCATCGCTTTACACTTACGTGCCGTCCATAGTCCCGCCAAAGATGTGTGTGAAAAGTTCTCTTGCCTGGTACAAAACCAAGTTTATTGATAATCTTGCGAAAGAGTTCTTTCAGTTCATCATCTTCCTTCTTTTTCGCTGCCTTTCTTCCATCTCTGTCATGCTGCCTGTCGCGCCAAGCATAATATCCGGAGTGTGACAACCCGAACATTTTTAAACATTGCTCAGCCGAATAGCCGTTGCTTTTCTGCTTTTCTTCCATTATAAAGGCATTAACCATAACGAACTTATCAACGTTCACTTCTTCGCTTTCAATGATGTACGTAATGCCGCCAATTCTGATGGGATTTTTTTTTGAAACTCAATCACTTTTTCAAGATAGGTGATCCTTGCCTTCATGTATGCCATCTCTTCCGCAGGCGATAAGTTCCCCATTTTTATACGGGGGACAGAACCATCATAACTTGAAGGATCCACAGTATCCAGTCGTCCTTCTTCAGCCATCCGTACAGCTCGCTTGCCGGCAGAGTTTGCTCTATCAACACCGAGAACATCGGTATCAAAACCGAGAGCATTATATGCCTCGACGTATGTCAGCTTCTCTTCTGCGATTTTTTTGTACATGGCAATATAAAAGTCCCTTGTGTATTCAATACGCCCGCCATGATATGCTTTTACATATTCACTATCCAGAAAGTTCCACAGTTCCTTTGCTGGCCTGTCCTCAGTGCTCATCGTTTGCATTTTTTTCTCCTATCTTAGACTCCAAGGGTCTTTGCTCTCTCTTTCGCCTTCTCCGTGGCTTTTTCCTGCATCTTCTTATATTTTTCTTCTTCTTCATTTAGATATGCAACAAATTCATCCTCTGACAGCGACTCCAAATATCGTTCGTATTCAACAGGAGTCATACGTTTTCTGTCCCACATACCCCTTTCATAATTGTAATACTCAGCGTATTTGGCAATTTCATTCCTCAATTCTTCCAATGATTGACACTTCTCATAATCACACTCATCCTTGAAATGACCAAAGAAGGATTCTTGCGGTGCGTTGTCCCAACAATTCCCGCGTTTGGACATTGACTGTTGCAGTCCAAGGCCTTCAACCTCAATCTGGTATTTGGGACTCAAGTACACACTGCCCTGGTCTGAATGTATAATCCCCCCATCGTCACAAGGGTGCGTATCCGATTGGCGAAGCGTTTCCTTCGCTAACTCTAAATCATTACTCTCCGATATTGTAAACACGATAAGTCTACTCGTTACCGGATCTAATAGCGCTGACCCATACGCACGCTTTTCCTTTTTGGGACCATAGTCCAAGTACGTCACATCCGTTAATCTTACTTTATTTGGACGAAACATGCGGAATCTCCTTCTTAGTATATTTGGCTTCGTCTGTGCCGCAATATAGTCTGCAGACGCCCTACAGTTTTTGCTCTCGCGTATTCCAGACTTCAAGCCATACTTCTTTTTCAATCGCCTAATTTTTTTCAATGAGAATACTTGCCCCGTCAGCTTCGGAAGAAGCATGTATATTTGCCTTGTTCCTTTTGCAAATCCCTTGTATTCGACAACAGTCTTTATAAGCGCTATATCGGCTTCATCCTGCACCTCTTTCCTAACGCTTTTTGCTCCGTAGTTCTCATCTTTCAAGACCCTGTAAAACAAGCTCCGACTTATGCCAACTAATTCTGCTATCCTTTTAAGAGAATATCCTTGTTCAGGGTCTTTGGGCATTTGAATCAGCCACTCACATACCATTTTTTTCTCCATCTGTGTCATTTTAGGCATCAACGGCTGAAACGATTTTATTTCCTTGTCGATAAGAGAAGTCATAGCCTTGATTCTGTTTCGCATTATTATTCTGATCAGTTCCGAATCGCCTTCAACTGTTTCACCAGTCGGTTCCCATGCTACAATCTTTTCTCTTATTCCTTCCCTATCACTGAAACTGGTTAGGGTAACATCTATTTCAAACACTTTCAATATATCTACTGTCGACATCGGCAGAAGATACTTGGCTTCATTATAAAAGGTGTCTGTAAACATTAGTAGCCTGGTCGCAATATTTGCAATATAGGGATGTTTTTCATACTCGGCAATTTTTGCCGCATTATAAAACTGATGTCCCCCTGTTTCAGCCAAGGAATGGCTGAATTCTATTGTTTTTTCAAACTCCTTCGTTATCTTTATTATTCTATGAATACCGACCATTTCTTTGGTAAGACCAACTTTTTTGAGTCCTTCCTCAACAGACTGCTCTGGATACTGTTCAAACAGTTCCTTCATAAAATTCGGTTCAAGAATCGCACCATTTCCGCTCCGTATAAATTTCCCCGTTGCAATTAGCTGCAGCGCTGTCATTTCTTCACTATGTTTAGCAGGAGCGTAATTACCTTGGTCACCTCTATGGGCTTTTTTAGGTCGCCCATTTCTCTTGAAATTTTTTATGATGTCCTTTACGTAATTGGATCCAACCATTCGAAACGGAATTCCCGCTTGTTCCAGTATCTGTTTAACTGTCTCTGTCTCAGGTTTCTGACACCATTCGTCAAATAAGCGCTGCCTAAACGGAAGAGTCAGTACAAGTCGGTCCGGT